TCCTAATCCTACTAATTGCATTTTATACCTCTCTCATATTGTTAAGACCTGCTCTTCTTAATTGTTCCTCTTCACTTTGAGCTCCTGGCCTAGGAGTTCCTGGAGGAACAAATGCTCCTGCTTGTGGAGTAGGTGTTGGAGGTGGTGCTCCCATCATAGCATTAGGTGCTACTCTAGGGTCTGCCGTTGGCATTCCTCCTCCTTGTTGAGCTTGTCCTTGTTGTGTTAATTGTTGTTGTAAAGCCATTTGTGTTTCTACTTTCTTTGCTTCTTTTTCTGTCATCAAAGTAAGTAGTTCACTATAATAAAATTGTGCAAGATCAGGTCTGCCTTTTTCTTCTGCTGCTTTAAGTAATGTCCATAATGCAGCTTCAGGTAAAACTTTTTCTGCTTGCTGTTCTTTGATTGCATCATCTATTTGATCAGTATCTTGTAAACCAAGAATCTTATCTCTAATAAATATATCAGGTAGCAATGGAGCTTCTCCTTCCCTTGCTATCTGAGCCATGCTCATCTTTGTCATATCATCCTGTGGCAATTGGCCAACGAATGTTATAACAATATCTCCTGCTTTTTTAATTGAAGCAGGAGATATTTTATCTTTAAAATATTGTCTGTTCATATCCTGACCAGATAATTCCATTGCACTAAAAGCTTCTGTTAAATATTGATCATTTAACAACATACACATATTTGTGTAAGCATCTTCCATTGCTGTTATTCTTGGGGATATTACAGAATCAATACCTTGTCTAAGGGTATTGATTGCAAATCCTGATAATTGAAATTGTATATCTCCATAAAGTGTATGAGGTATAGAACCTCTCTGAGTTTCTCCTGACACTAGTCCCATGAAAGCACCTGTTTCTCTAGCTACTTCCATTAAACCTAATGGTTCTATATCTTCACCTTGTGCCAAAGATATTTCTGTACCTTCTTTATAAGGATCCTCATCAAGAGTTTTCATTCCATCTCTTGATCTAATCTTTAATCCTTGTCGTCTTGCTCTAGCTGTAAGCTCTAACATTATAGACATCATGAGATTATTCTTTTCGTAATTTTCTCTATTATGTTTAAATATACTTTCGCCATAATCAGCAATCGTATCATCAATAGGAGTCATATCATTAAGTGCCTGTATCATAGGAGCTGACCCTACAGGCCCCAAAAACACAGGCACCCTTAGTGATCCGTGTGGTGTAGGTTTCTTAGCTACTCTTCCATTAGAAAGAACAACTGTGTTCATTTCTTTATCATAGTAATCATATACATCTATCCAATCTTCGTCATCGTACTGTTCGTTTCTTGGTAGTTTAATATTGTATTGTGCCTCTACTAGTTCTTTAGATTTTTTAACTTTGTAACAAGCCCAATCAAGTCCGTCTGTTCCTGATGACCAATAAGTATGCATTGGATCCCAAGGAGTTATATCGACATAAGTATTATCTTCATCGTCTTTAATCAGTAAGGCTCTACCTGCATACCATCCTCTCATACATATGTACCAACCTATTTGACTTTTAATTGAAGGCATAGATGCTTGTTTAAGTCTTTCGTCAGCACTTCTTAGTGCACCAAGAAAGAATCTTTCTTTCATATTATTTGCATCTCTGTCATCTTCATTCTCAGATATATTAGGAATCCTGGCTACCATTTCAGATCCAACAACAAAAGATATTATTTTATCTGCATATGTTGAAGGTTCATTTGATGTGTATGACTGATATCCATCACCTGCATCATATGGATCTAATCTATAAAGGGAATAATCCCTGTCCATTCTGTTACGAAGTGGTTCAGTAGCCTCGTAATGACTCTCTACTTTATCTATTATTCTTTCAGGTTTATAACTAGCCTTTGCCATTTACCATCTCCTTACACGGATTGATGTTCTATTTTCTATATGTGCATAACCAAAATGATTAATCAAGCCATATATTACAGCTTTCACACCATGATTATACTTATCTTCGGGTTGATTGCCAACTATGTTTCCATCTCTATCTGTTTTCCACTTGTAAACAAGTGTCTGTCCATTAAAAGGATTTGGAGCTGCACCAAACTCTGATAATATTCCCTTACATTTAGGGTTAATTATTAATCTTGGTTCGCCATTTGGAGCTAATTTTAACATAGATTTTAATTTTTCTGTACCATCATTGATCTTAACTTTCTGTGAATCAAGGTACAATCCTGTTTCATTCATCCAAACTTCTGCAGGAGCTGCCATAGCCTGATGTTGATACCCTGCTACATCAATTACTCCAAACTGTACATCACTCCACCACTCTCTATTCTGACAAATATTAATCATTTCTTCTGTAATGAGGGACTTTTCGTAGACTTCATCGATAAGTCTAACTTGATCATCGCTGATCTGTATCGCTTCGATTGCATAGCCGCCTGCATAGCCTGGGTCGATCCACAAGTGGACTGGTTCCCCTGGTACATAGCTAGCCTTTTCTGATATATGTCTGTCACTTCTGAATTCTTGGAATACGATTCCCGTAGGTGGCGAAGGAATACCTTCAATCCTCTCCATGAAGAAATCATCACTAGCCTCATTCTTGAGTTTTTGTATCTCTGGATCATCTTTACCTCCTGGATATAAATGTTTATTTGTATATGAAGGTAGAGAAAAAGATTTCTCGTCTTTATCTCCGTACTTCCATGCCTGAAACAACGAAGGGTACCATCCAAGGCTACCCTCAAATGTTCCTGCTAGAAACATCCATGCTGCTTTAGGTGCACATCTACCTCTTATCCTGTAATAACTTTCTAAATCTAACTGACTAGCCTCACATCCTATAATTCCATCAGGTGCTCTCATAGCTAGAGTTCTAGGATCTTTGGCTGACTTGGTTTCTATTACTGTACCATCAGCTAATTCAATTCTACCTGGGTCTACTCTCTTAGATGCCTTCTTTAATAAGCCTAGCTTACCAAAATCTTCTATTAAATATTCAAATTCTGCCCTAGTTCTGCCGTAATCTGCAGCAACTAGCCAATATAATCCTGCACCTTCTGTTTCAAATGTCTTTTTTAGCAGGAATTTACTAGCAATCATGCTTTTTCCTGCTTGTTCCCCACCTGCTACAAGTGTAAATCTTTTATCAGAGTCCAATATTACTCTCTGTTCATCAGTAGGATCAAACCCTACCTTCTCATAAAGGAAATCTGTTAGCTCATTTGTTGTCTGAGTCATTAATTATGTCCTCTGCTTCTTTAACTACCTTGGATTTGGGAGGTTTTCTCTTTTTCTTGGCAGCCATCTTCCTGAAATCTTCCATTAATTGTTTGGAATCCTCAGAAGTATTGTCTGTAGATCTGTATTTTCCAGGTAAGTTAGCATTTAACATGGTAATCAGTAACACAGGCTTAGAATAATCTTCCTTTTCAGCCATCTTGTTTACTAATTGAAAAGCTATACTCTCTAATTCTTCGCCAACCCCTAGTCTTATATCTTCAAAGTTTGCCTTAAACTCAGGGTCTTCCTTCAACCAAGTGTATATCGTTCTTCTTGGAATACCTATAGCTTCACAAGTACTGTATACAGTTTTAATTTCTTTAAATGTCTTTAAAAATTTAGTTTTCTGCCTGTTTCTAAATGCTTCCGTTGCCATTGACCTGCCCTCCTGTCATAGAATATAATAACTGAAGTTGACTTCTATAGTCAACTATCTCCTTGAAAAAGGGGAGGTTTAATTTTTATAATTCCCTTCCTCCCCTTTATCTTTCTTTTTTCTTTATATACTTTCTTTTTTCTTTTTTTATTTGCTTGACTATCTTTTTGCTATTGCAGTATAATTTGCAAAGGGGAAGGGAATAACATCTACCAAAAAGCATTGTTCTCCCTTTTAATTAGGGAGAACATTTGCTATACCACTTAGCATATAATAGCTACACCGAATCACTTTTTGCAAAAAAAATTCTGTCATGGGTATATATAAGCCAAGAAGAAGAACCCCAAGCCATACCCCCATACAGACAACATACAATCTAGTCACAGGCAACAAGCAACACAGATAGTAGGTAAGTTACTCGCACCACTTTGATACCTAGGGCGATTGCAATCGCCCCCTCGCAATTGCATTGAGCAATTGCTCGGGCAAGTTTGCTAATCAAATGCAACCTGGTTGTTGCATTTTATTTGCAAACTTGCACAGTCGCACAGCGACTGTAACAGCGAGGGGTTGCACCCTCCACTCCTTGCATTGCAACCCCTCGCAACAGTTGCTATCGCACTTGCGATTGCTACTGTTTTTTACCTGTGCTGTTTGTGCAATTATTGCTTCTAAGCCCCCAAGGGCTGAAGCAATTAATCAGCACAAGCAAATTGCTTGACAATTTGCAAGCACAGGTAAGCTTGGAGTAGTAGCCACAACGGATTGCTCAATTATTGCACCTTGCTGTGCAATACATTGGCAATCGCTTGTTGTAGGCTACGGCAAGTATTACTCCAAGGGAGTAAATGTCCAAGCACATTGTAATGTTGCCCTAGCGAATGCTAGTGGCAACAGATTCAAATGCAAATCGCTTGACGATTTGGCTTATTTGAATCGTATTACAATGGCTAGACATTTACGGAGCCACCCCTACGGGGTATTGCTACGA